AAGCTTTCTAGAGCCATATGGACATGCTCGTTTACTAACCGATCAGCCAGCCGGTAATGAACATCGCTCGCACCTTCCCATGGGGTTGGTTTGTGACCAATATCATCTTCATGTTTTCTTCCGTCGGGGGTCTGTCCCTCCCATCGTGCAAATCTTATGTCCGCATAATCATCGCGTCTACGCGAATTTCTGGAAGCGTCCTCGAGTATATCAGCCAGCTCTGATTGTAATTGAGCTACATCGGGTTCGTTTGTAGCCTTATTCTTTTCTTTGTCGTATTGCTCCGTCACACCAACAGAAGTTCGACTTCTTTTTTAACAAAAAACGCTCTTGAACCTTTACGCAAATAGCGAGGCACTAAAACTTTTTCTTGGACCAGCTTAGTCATTTCATGGTCGGCTAATCCTAGCCAGTCCATTACCTCACCTCGCCTCAATAAGGCTTTTTTTGGTTCTTCTTTGTCCATGTACGAACCAAGCACATGGACTGGGCAGGTCAAGCCCTTTTCTTTTTATAAAGCTTGTCGATGGCCTTCCCTATACCTTCTTTATCTTTTGCGAGATAATCATGCGTCTCCGGTGCTACCCGGGCGTGAATTGAAACCCTGCGAGATTCAGGAGGCAATTTGGGCCTTCCGTGCTGGTTTTCTCTTTTGCCTCCCCAGCTAGGCTTATCATCGTTCATCCATACAGTCATGCTTCTTGTTCCTCATTTGGCAAACCTATAATTGTATGCCTGACTGTATCTATACAAATTATTTGTCCTGCAAGAACATTTTCGGTGAGCTGAACAATTAATGGATTATCAACTTCCGCATTTAAGATTTCTGCAAATCTTTTAACTAATTTATTTTTTATTTTCATTTTCGTTTTCATCTTTTAAATTTTTGGATAATTCAATTAGAGAGAAATTTGCTTCAATTGAATTATCTAAATCAGCTTTTTTGTTTACATCCGCTTGCCACTGCAAGATGAACTCTTGCTGGTGAGCTAGGAATTTTTCTTTTTCCCATTCTATGTCATTCATAGTCATAGCGATTTAATTATTGTTATTATAAAAATGGTCACTGCGATTGCCGGACCGAGTAATATTAAGTGATCGTAAATGCTCATTTTCGATAGGATATTTTGATAGGTTTTGGTTGCTCTGGTCTTTCTGTTGACTCTTTCATTCCTTTTGGAGTAAAAGTCCAAATCTCCCAAATTTCATGTCTGCGGTTTTTGCTCATCCAATCTTGGATCTCTCCGAAGACACTTACAAAAACATGCTTGTTAGTATTTATTACAACGATGTGGTCTTTAAGATATTCTGACTCATTCCTAAACAGAGTGCGGATTTGTTTAAACCTATAGTTTGCCCAAATACTTTTATCCAGTTTGCCATATCTCTCGTAAATAGGTTGCCACTCCTGTCTCGAGAAGCCTTGGTTACGCTTGCGACCAGCACGGCCCATAATTTCCTGTGCCTCATCAAAGGTAATATCGGCCAGTATGGAAAGTGCGACAACTGTGCAACAATTCTTATCTCCATTTCTCATAGATTGCGGATGCTTGTAATTTTCAGTAATCATAATTGTTATCTTATTTTTTGTTGTGCAATAAGCAAGTGATAAATAGATTTATGACACAAGCTTTGCTTTGTCTCGGATCTCTTTGATTTGCTTAAAGTATTTCTCATTATCAATAAGGGTATTAAGAAATAATTTACATGCTTCCAGTTCCTTGAGGCTGTCCTGTTTGCGACTGGCTACGCGGTTAGCAAACTTTTGTAAACGCTTGCGGTCATCAATAATTGACTGCTTGGTCTCTTGGTATTCCTTATTACCTTTCCATTCCCAGAAGATGGACGAATTAATTTTATCAATTTTCATAGATTGCACTGCTCCAAGTGTAGAGACCCTCAGTCCAGAATCCTTGAGACTGCAAGAATTTGCTTTGCTCTTCATACTGATCATAGGATCCAGCATAAGATGAATAATCCAGTGAGAAGAATGGGGCATGATCTCCACCTTCATGGAGGATGATCAACTCGGATCCACATCCATAAGGTTCGCCCTTATCTTTCCATTCTTTGGGTGACCAAAAAACTTTTTGACCCCCAGATGACCAATCTCGTTTCTTGGCCAGCTTTACTATGGCATGAGCAAGTTTCCTTGTCTTGCGTGAAAGGCCAGTTGGTATGGCCCAATTTTCTTTATCGTAACTCATTTAATTCCTTTCTGTTTTTTCTCTCCAACTAACACCAAAATGGTGTCCTTGAACTGGATGCGGATATTCTCCCCTCGTTTTAGTTGCAGTACTTCGTAGTGCGATAGATTGATTATTCTTTCTTTCATATTAAATTCCGTGTAGTTCAAGAAGTGCGTAATCCTTATCGGAAATCCCATTTTCTGGGTGTATTTCCTCCGCAAGGATAAAGTTGTCATAATCTAATTTGCCGTCTGCAAAAACTGGGTAAATAAATCCAGCTAAAGGATCAAAAGCATGACCAATTGATTCAATGTGAATTATGCGTGATAAGATTTCCTGTTTCTCGGCATCAGTGTAATCGAAATGCTTGAGAGTTTCAGAAGGTGAGATGAAGTCGTTTTGGTGTAGGAATCGTTGTTTCATAATTTGTATATTGTTCTACAATAATCAAGATTGCAAGAAAAAACTTTTGGGCCTGTGTCATAAAAATTTAATAGGCACCGCCTGAGTACAGCATGCCCTGCTCGGGGTTAACATAACCGGGTCCGGAGAGGCAAAAATAGCGTAATGTATCAACAAAATCTTTTGTGGCTCCGTGTTTTGCATCTTTGCCAGTCCAAGTAGCAAGGGCAAATCTAAGGTTTTTACAGTCTTTGTGGACATAAAGCCGGGGGCAATTTAGTGCGTCAACCTCTTGATCTGAATTATAATCAAGTAAATCATTAACCATGGTAATGCCTTCTTCAATTCGAGCTCCCACACTTGGCTCAAAATGCATCCCAAGATCACCCATTTGGTCAATTAAAGTTGTCATACCAGATTTGGTCGGTGTAGGTGCAGAGCCAAAACGCGAATCCATGATTCTTACAATTATCTCCTCATCGCCCTCAAGCTTCTCAATTTCAGCTTTATATTTACGCAACGAGAACCCAAATGGTTGCTGGGCCGGCCCGACATCACCATCTACTTTTTTTCCGGGTACAGCCCACTCTCCTGCCATGCCCACACCTTCAATTGGCTCTACTTGACTTGGCCATTCGCGATAAACATAGCATTTGCCGTCAGTAGCAACGCGAACCCAGATCATAACCCAGTTTTTGCCGTGAGATGGATCAATTACCATGTAATTTGTCCCCTTCTTCGGGATTTGTTCATCTGTCACTATGTGGGAAGAATCAAAACGAGGGAACATGCCTCCTGCAACAGAAGTTGGTAATCCATAGGCCCGGGTTAAAATTTTTGTCTTGGGATCTGATCGTAAAGTCCGCTTTAATGCTTCATAGTCATTGTATTTATTCCATTTTGAGTGAAAAAATACGATTCGTGCGTTTTCGCGGATAGGTTGCATAGTCACTGGAACCTTTTCTCGCTCCAATAGCTCGGGATCAGCCCACTCCCATCGGTCTGTCGTTGCACCCTGCATAAATTCACGCACTGTTGGTGTATAACCGGTCACCGGTGTGAAAGTAATAAGCAATCCACGCCAAGGATACCCATTGGGATAACCGGGTGCAGGTTTTTTTGATCTTGTTGTCAATCTGAACCTTAAAGAAATTACGAAGTCAGCCGGAATAAGCTCATCTGCCCATACCATATCCCACTCGGAGCCCTCTAAAATGCCGGATTCAAGGCTCTGAGAGTAATTTCGGAAAAAGATCCGACTACCATTAGGGGCAACGCAACAGGATTCAGTAAATCCACCTTTTTTTGAGAATGTCATGTTGGTAACTTTCCCCTTTTTCGCCTGTTTCCATTCGCTGGGAATATAGTTCCAGATGTATTGCTGTTGTTGCTCCACCGAAGTCGAAGCAGTTGTATGCATACACAAAACATTAGCTTCAGGAATATCATTTAGGCACTTAACCACACGCTTACTTGCGTACATGCTCTTTCCGCTCCGGTTTCCGCCCATAATTAATAATTCATCAACCTTAGCAAATTCATCGTCTGCCATTTGCCAATGAGGTGGCTCAATTCCATTATGGAAAGGATCCTTTTTCTCTAACTGTATAGCCTCTTCTCTTTTAATTAATAAATCCATTAGGCTTTCCGGGCCCATGGCTTCTGCTTCAGCTCGAGTCGGAAGACGAAAATAAGGGTGTGGTGTGGGTTCCATAAAATTAGCTAACTAGCCAACCAAAAACAATGGTCATAATTAACATCAACAACATAAAGCCAAAATCCATTATTCCTTGCCATTTCATTTCTTGCCTTTCGGTTTCGATTTCTTTTTAGGCTTTTGTCTACGCTCTAATTTAGCAAACACTTTCAAGACCGCATTTTCAGTCTTTTTCATTTCATTTAATTCTTCCCACTTTCGTAGTACTTGATCTGGTCTCTCTGTCATTAGTATCTCCCTCTCCATCTCGGGCAACGGCCTACCATTACCCAAATTGATTCACTGTCTATACTGGGACGAGCACGAACCTTCATCCCAATTAAAAAATTTTTATTTAAACTTACCCGGACCTTTCGATCCCCACACAAAATTAAACGAGGATTACGAGGGATGCCCGTAATCTCCATCTCCTCTGGTTCCTTCGCCACTGGTAACGGATCAGATAATTCCTCAACCATTAAAGCCCTCTGTACCACATTCCTTAATTCATGCTCACCTTCCGCATGATACGAAATCGTGTTGCCAGCCTTTATCCAACAACTTGTCGAAACAATACCTTCCTTTCGCCACTTTATTAAAACCTTTCGGTCCACGCCCAATTCAATTGCTAGTTCTTTCTCAGTCTTCATGCCATTATTTTTCCCCATTTAATTACTTCAGGTGGTGCAATGTATCCTTGGTACTTCTCACCTGACTTCACATCACTTACCTCCCGGTATGTCCATTTATCATACGAACTCGTTTTAACCATCGCTAGGGCCATGTAATCAGCACTCACGACAAAATATGCAAATGGTGTAATCTGACTCTTGTCCTTTTTCGCAAAATCATAAGAACTCTTACGACAAATTATAAAATCCCTGTAAGGCCAATCCGTGCCAAACCTGTTAAAGTTTATACTTAGACCCTTTACCTCAATTCTAGAAAATCGACTATTTCCACGCTTAATAAAACAGTCACCTTCATCCTTAAAATCTGCTCGGTCCTTATAACTTTTAGCTTCACGAATCGGAGGTATGTAAAAATAATAACCTAGCCGTCGTAAATGTAATTGAATCAAATATTCTGGTCCTCGACTCTTGCCTATCCGAAGAAGAAAATCTTTAT